ATTCGTCCGTATCGGGGAGATACGTTCGACCAAATCAGGGGGGGTAGAAGTTTCCTTAGAAAAAACTGAGAATTTGCTGTGAGCATCTAAGTCTGTACGTGCACGCTTCAGATTATTGCAACGAGCACAAGCGCTTGTAAGATTATCCAATGTGTCCTCGCCGCCTTTTGAGCGTGGCCAAACGTGGTCTACCTGTGTAGCCTGGTCACCACAATACGTACACGTCCACGCATCCCTATTCAAGACTTGTAATCGGATACGCTTCCAATGAGCTGTAGCTCTATAAGGCTTTAATGCCATCCATACCTCAATGAGTGATGAAGCGCCTTACACCATGAGCCTTCGTAACGATGGTCTATGTATTCTATGTGCTTGTCTACTTGCTGATAGGCGTCCCATGTAGGCGCATACTTACTCATGTGTTGGAATATCCCATAGGCCCCAGATTCCTTGTTTACTGCCTTTACTCTCCAGTTACTTTCCCTTATCGCTAAGTCATTAGCGCATTGGAATTCAGACCATTCTACTTTGTTGTATAGATATAGTTTTATATTGTCAATGTGAAATGGCTGTTCTATTTCTGCGTTAGCAGTTTCAATCTTTTCCACAGCAGCGAAGCTATATGTCATTAGCACCGCTAAAATGACAATAGTTCGGCCTAATGCTCGTCCGCGAAGTGCGCTGCCTCTCAGGCGCGCAAGCGGTCTGAGCATAACATGGCTGTCAAGTTTGTCTTTCATTTGAGCGTAACCTTTCGGCGTGTCGTGTCTAATGTGAGGTGAGTCACAATTAGTCTTTACCCCATCCAGTACCCTTGAAATGAGCTGGTGTAGCTACATAAATTTTGAACATCTCATTCTTGCATTCACCACAGATTAAAGCGTAATCCTCTACTTTATCTATAGGTATTGTTATTTCGCTGGTAGTCCAGCAGGTTCGGCATTCGTAATCGAATTTTGGCATTCTTCACACCTTTCGCGCTTACCGTAAATCCATAAACCACAGCCTACGCACCTATGTATCAAACGTTCCATAACCCGACGCTTTCAATAGGTACACCAGGTCCTCTAAACGCAAAACGGCCACCCAGTCCTGGATAGCCGCTTCACCCTGGCCATTGAGACGCAGTACGCCCACGCCCATGCCAGTATTAAGTTTTCGGTCCTTGAGTTGTCTCATAAGACCCGATAAGTCTAGCTTAGTTCGTGCCTTTATCTCAATGTCTAAGCCTGGCACGCCTGTTATATCGCTTCCGTCCCTACCTGCGCCAACGGGTAAAGCATTGTCCCAGCCGTTAGCGCGTAGGTAGTCAGCCACGATGCGTTGGGAAGCGTACCCTCGATGCTTCCTGCTCTGGCTGGTCATAGACGTTCTTCATCCTCTGGCCTGAACGACCATCTGCCGCTAGGGTCCACAACTTGCCAAAACGCCTTGCATTGTTCGGCCTTGCGACTCATCGGTAGGGGACATGTGTAACCTCTGTAAGGTCCTTTAGGACCTGAGCCTTCTTTCAGTTTCATCTGACCGTGCTTACACGTCGGTATTGGCTCAGCTTTTAATTCAGTCTTGATAAGGTCCACAGCATCATCAAAAGCTGCAACAACGTCAGCTGGTGGCTCTATAGTTGTGTCCCAGATTATCTCAGCTGCAGGATTTGTCGTTTGTAGGAATTGCTTTTGTTCTTCTGTTCTGACACGAATTGGTGCAGGGTTATCCTTAGCGTCGTTAACGCGAGCCATTTCTGTAGCACTAGGTCGCTTTCCTTTAGCTGAAAGTCCCAGGTTAGCGAGACACCTACCGATTGCCGAAGTTTCGCAATTCTCATAAAACCAATCGCGGTCCACGCCGCGGTCCTTACGAGCACCACGAGCATAACCAATAGCGGAAGGCTGAGTATCAGCATAAGTTCTATAAGCAATAGCCTTAAATACAACAATACCCTTTTCTTCGTCATGTAATACCTGTTCCGTGTGAATGGCTCCGTCTTCGTATATTTCGTAAAACTTATGAATTCTGGAGTCCACGTCTTCATAGTCGTTCAGGTTGAACATCTAAGTAATACTTCCCTTCTGCGTAGTCGAGCTGTTCTTTGAATGTCCACATAGACCCGTCGTTCCAGGTCTGGCATTCTTTAGCGCAGCTAAAACAATAATGACGATTAATGACCTTACCGTGACGCTCTGACCTTATGGACCACACAGCCTGTTCTTGTCCCCGAATGTCGTTTACGCCCCATCTCATGCGGCAGTAATCGCACCATGTACCGCGTGGTGTTCTAGTTATCGCCACGCAGATTGCTCCAGTCGCCGATGACACTTTCCCCTGCCAATGCTGCGTATGAGACCAGGTCCACGAATGAGTCACGGTTAGGAGTTTCCACGATGCGGGAGATTTTGACCAAAGCCATACAGAGACACACGTCCAGCGGGTCAATTTCCCGACCGAAATAACTTGCCCAGAGGTCCGCAATTCTTCTAATGTTAACGGCTGGGTGGCCGTAATCAAGGCCGCGCTCATCAAGCGTCGCTGCCGCTTCGTCCATTAGTTTTTTGGCGGTAAATCCATTTCGCTCTGTTGTATCCATGTGAATAGCCCCTAACGTAGTATTTTTCTTTGACGTGTTCTATAGCTGCATAAATGCCTAGACCTAAAACGAATAAAGCTAGGCACACGGTAATTATCTGTTCTGGTGTTAAATTGTGTTTCACTTTTTATCACCGTCCTGAAATAAGAACCAACCGACGGTATCCATTTCAAACCACCATAGGTTGTCCAACTCGTTCTCATTGAGTCGAGCAGCTGCGTTCCATGCGCTCTGATAGCTGGCGTAGTATTTAATCTCGCCATTTTTTTTCTTTAGAATGTTCATTTCTGCCCTTTCGTTTGTTGGTAAGGCAGAATGTACGCCTGTAGGCAGCTGTCAACAACCTAACCTACGGCGTGTCGTATAACGATTTGATAACGGTCTAGTCGTACCGCTTGCCTTCGACTACAAATGAGCCTGATTTGTCAATGGGAACTGTGACTGGCGTCACACTTTTACGGTCTACATAAAGGATTCCAAAACCTGACTGCCAGTTCATCGTGCCACGCGTGTAAAAAGCCTTGCTTACGTCCATTAAATGTCCGACCTCAAAACCCGTCAGAATACCCGTTAAAACGCCCCCAGAGGCGGTTGAGAAGGACGAAATACCCTGCCTGTGTGTGTGACCACAGACCACCGACTTACCATGCCTTTTAGCGGCTTCTAGGGCCGTTAAACCCCCATGTGGCTTGGTGCTTTGCTCGTCCCCATGGACCATAATCCAGTTAGGGGCAATCTCATACGGTTTACGATGGAATTTTATGCCTAGCTCCTTGAACCCCATGAAGTTCTCATACTCAAGTTCGGGTAGGCCAATCAGGCCTGGGAGTCTAGATGCTAGAGATTTGTAAAGTCTGTCTGTGTGATTACTTCGGACGATGTGGGTAACTTGTAAATCGTGGAGAACTTGCTGGCAAGTATCTCTATCGCGTCCAATAGTCCCCGACCATTCGTCCCGCCCAGAAGACCAACGTGAAATGGTCTGGAAATCGAGCTCATCACCAACGCATAAAACGTCGTCAGGCTTGTAGCGTTTGATGAATTTTGCAACTGCTCTTGTGTGTTTGACATTATGAAACGGTATTTGTAAATCGCTAATTACAACGATTCGCTTAATCGTCTTCTTCCTCGTCTTCATAGGGAGTAAAGTCGGGATTAGGAATAATCCAGTCGGGTATTCTCATTGTGTCTTCCACATACCAGCGAGCGTGGTCTTTATCCCACCCAGCGCGTACTAAAGCTTCATACGCTTCAACAACAGCTACAGCCCACACGTCAATAGGCTTCAAAGGTTCTTTCTTGTGGCGTTTAGCTGAGAGCTCCTTAGCGCGCAGTAGTGCGGCTTTTTGTGCTTTTGTTCTTCTTTGTGCCACGCGCGCTCCTATCGTTAGTAAGCAATTCTAGAACCATCTCCTCTAGTTTTTCGATGCGCGACACGATGTGACTGCGGTCAATTATTAGAGGTACTTCATGGCGAATAATGTAACGCAGACCACCGATAAGAATGGCTGCTATAGATAGGCACGCAAGGACAAATGCGGCCCAATCTGTCGGGTTCATCGTCTGCCGAATGCGCTATCGTTAGGATTAAGATAACGAAGGATAACGGGCAGACTCGCGGCCAGAGCGGCATTCACAATTGCATTGGCATCCCACCCGACTGCTAGGTAGGTCGCTATTCCCGCTGCTAGAAAGCTTCGCGCCCAACTTGCCGCTATCGCTTTTAGTTCTTCCATCTTCGTCTCCTGTCAATATGGGCAGATAAAACATGCTGCCATCGTTATCGCCCAGTTTTGTAAAGCTAATGTGGATGTGTTTCTTGTGTGGATTTATTCCTTTGTATTTTCTCCATCGGTAATTGCCGACCCAGGATGCAATTCGCTCATTGAAGATAATGTAAGAAATTCGCTTATCAGTTCTGGCAAGTAGTCGTAACTGATTAGCAAAGTCGAACGCCGCGGATTTATCGGATTTAAGGTCAGCGTCAATGTCCAGGGCACGTACAATCCCTTTTTCATCAGGATTATGGTCAGATTTAGGACTATGCGCCTTATGTCCAGGTGACGCTGCGGCACCATCGCTAGCTCTATCTCTACTGGGCCACGCATCATCTACCTGTTCTCTAAGCTGTTGCCCCGCTTTACACAGTTTCGGCATCTAATTCCTTTGCTGGAACAATCCACACACATTTTTCTTCATCAAAACCAATTGCGTCATGTGGTTTCGGCGGAATAAAAGCATCTTTAGCTGCATCGTAAGTAAAACCGACACCTGCATAATTTTTGCGAATATTCCCGTTGTAGGAAGTTCTTACGCATTTTTGCCCTTTGAAATTGCCATACCAAGTTTCG